TAGGTAGCGCCCGATTGGTAGCTAGTCGAATCAATCGACCCGCTACCGATACGCACCTGAACCGGACTTGTGCCGCCGGTGCTGACACCACTCAAGCTGATCGTGATCTTCTTGGCCCAGGTTGGAACACTGGTGAACGTCACAGCCGTTCCGCTGGTGCTCGCAACTGAAGCGACCAGGGACATCTTCTGAATACTGTCTGCGCCCGATACCGCCGTTATGTTGACGGGCACCCCAGTCAGGCCAGACCACGGAGCTGCGGTAGCTGTCGTAGCCGTTGTCGCAGTGGTTGCGGTGTCTGCCGTTTTGGCGTGCTGGGTGTTGACGAACTCGAAATTCGTGCCGTTGTAATACAGCTCGACGATTTGCCCAGAGGAGATATCACCGACCGCTAGCGCTCCGCCACCTGGGCGCAAGACGTTCTTTGCCCCCAGGCTGTTGATATTGATCGTGACAGTAGTGGTGGTGTTGGCCCCAGCACTGACAAACTGGAAGTTCTGACCAGCGGTGTAAGACGTGATCGCAGGAGCGACACTGGCTGTAATCGTGTCTGTCCCGCTGACACTCGACAGAAGGGTTAGTGCAGAATCCTGAACCTGACCAGCATTAGGCGGGCTTGAGCGGGCAGCAGCGTTCGCAAGATTGGTAATCGTGTTGCCATTGAGCTTCAGGTTGCCAGTCATCGTCGTCTGGCCGTCAGAGGCAAGACTTCCCGTCAGCGCCGATGCCATGTCTGTCAGGGTGTTATTGGCCCAAGTTGGGTCAATCGTCGTTCCCCCCGCTACCGGGTTGCCTGATGGCAGGGCATAGTTACCATTACCGTCTCGGGACATTTCGTCTCCAGAAATGAAAAAACCCGCTCAAGGCGGGTTGTTGGGGGTTCTTATGACTACTCAGGAATGGGTTCAGGCTGCTGTTGTTGGAGCCCTAGCCCCTCTTCTATGGGGCGCTAACGGGTTGATTTCTAAGCGCCTGGATAAGTGGCGTGATGCCCCGAACGCCAAATTTGTTGGCGTTTTCTTCTACCAAGTTGGCAAATTCTTTGGCTCCCTGTGGCCGAGAAGTAAGAAGCAATTTCGCAAGCTTCTGCCCAGCCGGCGTGTAGGGCAATGAAGCTGCTCCGATCCCAATAGATGCAGGAACCACCGCTCCCGCCGTAACCGGGTTGCCATGAGCAAGCAAAGCACCGCCACCCAGGCCAAGCAGGGAACGAATCGGAGTACCAGAGTCTGGAACCGTAGAAGGCAAGATCGCCTTGGCAGGGTCTGACAGTTCTTGAAAAGATGCCTCCCCACGAGCAAAAGCACCCTTACCTACGGAGCTATCACCAGCCCTTACAGCAGCCTGCAATTGAGCCGGAGTGAATACCCCATTAGTTGCCCCTTGGCTTGCTGATGCGGCACGAAGCTTTGTGTAGCCTGCATAACCTTGATTGATCTTTTGAAGCTCGTCAGCGTACTTTGGGTTCTGGCGCATGAGCATGTCGCGCAGACTGCCTTGAACCTGCTCAATAGCTGCACCGAGGTTTCGATTGTCAAAGCTCGGGTCTTTGCCGTATCCGCGCGCAGCCTGACCCAGTTCAGATTCAATCCCTTTGAACGTCTCCCCAGTGAATCCGCCTTTCTGGTTCAGCTTTGACAGTTGAGCGTTGACGATGTTGTCGAATTGCTTTTGCTGAGCAGGCGGAAGACCCTTTGCCATCGAACGCAGGCTTGCTAGATCAGTATTGAACTGACCGTCCAGCTTTCCCGATAGATTGGGAATCACATTGTCGTAGGCTGATTTCAGCTCGCCGTAAACATGGTCAATCAGTTCACGCCCAGCAGGAACGTTGTCAGGAACTGATTTACCAAGAGGCTTTAGGACATCGTTCGCAACCGCTTTGTTGAGACTGGTGACTGAGCGGCCCTGAGCGTTTTTGATGAGATCGCCCAAGAATGGAATAGAGGTTGCTGCATCTTCAATCCGACGAGCAGCGCCGCCAGCCATTTGACCAGGAGTTAGCTCAACTCCAGCATCAACTAGCTTTTGAACCCCAGCATCTCGAATAGGTGCGATCGCACGACCAAGCAACTTTGAACCGGCTTTTACAAGACCACCGCCAAGGCCACCAATTCCGATCTGCTCTAGCTTTTGGTCCCAAAATGGCTCGCTTGAGTCGGTTACTGGAGTGAAGGCGCCGTAAACCCCCCCCTCGCCAACAGCACGCAACAGAGCCGGAAGCTTAGAGGCTGCCGGAACTGCTCCGCCAAGCATTCCGAGTCCCTTGCCAATCCCATAGTTGGCAGGGGAGACAACATTACCTGCAACGCGCATCCAATCAACGCCGGATTGATCTGGATTCGATGCTTTGTAGGTTGCTTCATTTCCCGCAACTGCCTCATCAGTTGGCTTGAACAAACCGCCAGTGTGAGCGCCTAGCCAACGGTCTGTAGAGTCAAGTGCATTCCCAACTGAATCAGGAACGGCATGACGCAACATTTGCGCGCCAGCCTGGATGGGGTCAGCCATGCCATAAACAAGACGACCCGTCTTTGTGCCGAGGAACGAATTCGGCACTGCACTTGGAGCCACTTTCGCAACCGGAACCGTTGCCGGCGTCAAATCCCAAGCAGACCCGGACGGCACAGCAGCCGCGTTAGGGTCTACCGGCGTCATGTCCCAAGCATTAGCCATTATTGAACCCATCCCATCTGATGAGCTTGGTTATAGCGAGCGCCAAACTGGGCTTGCTGCTCCTTGCTCATCGAAGATTTCATCTGTTGACGCTGTTGCGGGCTCATGCGATTGAACTCAAACACGCGAGGGTCATAGACCTGCGACCATTGCTGCTGAGCTGTTTGAGCTGCGTTCGGATCACCAGCAGATCGAGCCTTGTTATAGGCGTCCATCTGATACTTGGCGGCGACTTGAGCTGCATCATGTTGTGATAAGACATAGCGGATTGCCTTATCAAGAGCTGGCGCATTCATCGTGTCGGCGTTGGGTTGGCCGTGCATGAATTGCTCAAAGCGAGAGTCAGACCCATTCGCCCCAGTAGCTGAAGAAGCTGTCGCCAGGGCGTTGTTCAAGAACTTTTGGAGCGTCTGATAGTTCTCGGTCTCGCTTTTACCAATCGGCAAACCGAGGTTATTGAGAATGGCGGTTACGCCGATTGCCCCCTTCACACCTGGGCCTGCCTTGCTCAGAACGCCAAGCGCATTCTCAAGACCAGTAATAGTCTGCTTAGACTGAACTGCGATCTGTGGAAGCGCAGCCATCTTTTCGCCGCCCGCCGCTTGAATCTTGGCGTCTGCTGTTGATTGCCCAAACTTGCTGTGAGGGGCTACAGGAGCCTGCGCAGGCGCAACCGGGACAGGCCCTTGACCAGCAGCCGGCATAGACGGACGACCTTGAGGCACTTGAGCCTGTGGCAGTTGTTGAGGCGGAGCAGACACCGGAGCAGAGCCAGGGCCACCACTGGCCCCGACTTCAGAGCCCATGATCGGAACTTGACGGCCATCAGGCATCGTGACATTGAACACGCTGTTTGCAGTCTTGGCGCCTTGCTCTGCACCTTGAATGCCTGCGTTCGCTCCGGCGTAGCCAGGAATAGCACCCGCTTTGTTTGCAAACCCACCATTGAATTGGAGCCCGACACCTTCCCCAGTCTTTGGAGCGTAAGCCACCATAGAACCAGTTTTGGGATCGTAGACCGGTGTACCGGGCTTCACATCAAGCAGGCCCTTCCCGGCAGACTCGCGCAAAGTACCGCCAGCGAGTTGGTGAGGATCGACACCTTGAGCAGCCCATTCCTTCTGCGAATTGGTCAGGGCCTGACGATCCATGATGGCTTGCCAAGTCTTTTCGGCCTCCTGTTCATTGCCAACCAGCTTTTGCCCCATCCATTGGTTATAGAGCTGCTTGGTGTCTGAGTCTGGAATGGTCTGATCCTTGAACGAGCCACCTTGAGGCATGACATTACGTAGCATGTCGGCGTAACGCTGGCCCATCGCTACATTCAAATCCGCAGCCTTTTGGTTGTTCTTCCTGGTCATGTAAGCACCAGTCGGAGCGCGGATAGCCTGGGCAAGTTGTTGAGTCCACGAAGGCGGGATGTACACACCACCTACGTTCTGACCTTGAGGCTGTTCGCCGCCTTGCATCAACCCATTTGCAAAGTTCTGCGAGTTCTGCAACTGCATCATCTGCTGTTGCAGATCGGGGTACATCAACCCCGATTGAACATTAGGTGCGATAGGCATGTCTTACCCTTGACGAAGCAATGCAGCAAGTTGCTGCGGGCTGTAGTTGTTCTGGTTTGGGTTGAACTGAGTGGGAGCAGGTACTAGCCAACCTGTGTTCTGGTCGATCTGCATACCCATACCACCTTGACCACCCTGTCCGCCTTGCTGCTGTTGCTGACCCATCTTGCCCATCTGGTTTAGGCCTTTGCTTAGAAGCTGCTGCCATCCCATACCAGATGCAGGAGACCCGCCAGCCGAACCGATCCCGGAGCCAGTCATATCAACACCAGAATCAAGGCTCGTGCTGATTCCGCCTCCTAGACTTGGAGCGCCAGTTGTGCCGCCACTGAATCCGAGATCACCACCTAAACCGGCCCCAGCATCAGCAGCACCGCTACCACCAACACTCCCAGCACCACCGGCTCCGCCTGCTCCAGCAGCGGCACTACCGGCCAGATAAGCTAGCGCAGCACCGGCTCGGTGCCTCAACCCACGCCCTGCGTTATCGGAGTCCTTGCCGAACATGTTTGACAGACCGTCAACACCAAGAGCACCCCATGTTTTACTAAGAGCCTTGTCTTCGGTGCTCATGAGTCCCGGGACAATATTTGTCAAAGCCGGGTCAATATGTTGAAACGCAGTCCAACCCTTGTTTAGATCGAATGGGTGAGACAGGGATTTACCAATGTCGCCAAACCAATTGCTCATGTCACATCCCCGACAGGTAAGCCGATCCCAGAGTCCCGCCTAGACTCATCAGGCCTCCCATGAAATTACTAGCCAGACCATTGCTCATGTTTGAGCTGTTCAGACCAGATTGATACTGAGCCTGAGCAGCACCCAGGTAGTTAGGCCCCGCCGCTGCGTTGGCCTGAGGAACGCTTGAGAACGTGGGGTTCTGAACTTGAGACCCAGTGCGAAGAGCATTCACGTAGTTCAATGGAGCGTTGTTGTAATAGTTCTGCTCTTGAATGCCCTGCTGGCGAGCCTGTAGCCCCGTCTGAATCCCCGTATTAGCTGCTTGTGTCAACTGGTCGTTTTGTTGTTGAGAGACGGAGCGACGAGCGTTTTCATAAGCCTCAGAGCCAGGAGCAATACCCTGGTTTGCCATCTGCTGTTCAAACTGCTTGTTCTGCATCTCGATCTGCGGTTGCAGTCGAGACATGATCGCGTCTTGAGCAGTTTGGCCTGCATTGATCGGAGCAGCAGGCAGAGCACTTGTATCGGTCAAAGAACCTAGACGCCCCTGAATCTGGTCAAGACCCTGATTTGCAATGTCGCCATATTTCAGGCTTTGCGAATTCTGGTTGTCTAGAAGCTTTTGACCCGTGTCAGATAGGTTGACGTTCTGAGTCCAAAGAGGATTTCCGTTCGAGTCCTTGCCTGTCTCTGAGTACGTCAAAGACCCATAGGGGGTGTTCTGATTGACTCGGTTAGCAGCGGTTTGAGCATTGATCGCTGCGACATTACCTGCCGCCGTCTTCTCTGCTGCTGCCGAGTAGTCAGGCGCTGCTGGAGCTTTACTTTTTCCAAGACTCATATCTAGCCCCTAAAAATCTACATTGCTCTCTAGTCATGGAATAGATGAGCCAATCACCGCCAGGAGCCGCGTCTTTGATGCGCGCCTCCAAAACAAAACCGAGATGCTCGTCAAGCCTTCGAGCTTCTGCGTTCGACTCATCCACCAGCCCCAAAACCTTATTCACATTCAATTGATTGAATGGATAAGAGAAGGCTTTGAACAGAAGCTCTTTGTTGATCCACTGCCCCACGCCAGCGCAGTGCATCGCTATGGAGCGGCCCGAGAACTCACTGAACGAAACGCCGCCCACAATCTGGCCGTCGATCACACGACCGACAGCCGATGAGTTCTGAGGTGTGTAAATGCCGCCCGTCTTCTCTGCGACCCAATGACCGATGTCATGGGAGACAACAATCAACGAACCGCTCCCCGCTCCATCTGGATATCCGTTGACACCCAGCGAACATCTACACCGTTGCAGGCCCCGTTGATCTGTGGTGCGCCGGTATATCCAATGCCTGAAGCACCCTGCCAGTTCTTCACAATTGACAGAGCACCTGATCCCCACAAAGCAGAACCCCAGACACCCGATCCCCAGACGCCAGCCGTAGAGCCTGGTGAATAGCTCACAGCAGACCCGTTAAGGTTCTGGTCATAGTCGAGATTGACTGACGCCAAAACAGACGGCTGACCGTTTGTTCTGAAGACTGGGCGCAACCGAGTGAACCGTTTGAACACCCCGGGCGCTTTGAAATCACTGAAGGCTTGAAGGCCCTGAAACGTGATATTTGCGCCTGAGTCTGCGAACGTATCCCAAGCTTTTCCGATGTAGTTAGACCCACCGAAGTAAGGGTTGTCCTTCCAGATTTCCCAGCAGTTAGCGGCCCATCCGACGTAGTTGCACCATGAACCATTGATCGTGTTCATGACGAACTGCTGCTGATATCCAACAGACACCGGAACGTTTAGATAAAGCTGGTTCTCTTTTGGGAAGTAAATGACCTGCCACCCAAAATTTGCACCGTATGAACTCACCGCGTCACTTACTGCAAACTGAATCTTGTTTGACAGAGCAACGCGAGGATTCACGCGAGAAGACTGCAAAGCACCACTCAGAGGCATCAAGCCGTCTTGAGTGATGATGAGCAAATCGCCTTGATATTTGTAGAAGCACCGATTCCCAACAGGCGCACCGATTCGCCATAGGCCCTTCATAGCCCAGGTAGACGCACTTGATGGGTCGGTTCCTTGATAGACGAGAACTTCACCTTTGTTCGTGATGAACACGAGGTAATCGTCTACCCCTGTTCCGCCATCTACCGTCCACGTCTCAACACCGACTAGGTATCCACCAAGCTTGAAGAATGACGACAGGTCGAACAGTGATGCAGCGCCTGCGATGGACTGGGTTGGTAGGTAGTAAGCCTTGAGGGATGATTTCTCAATTCCCCAGATTCTGAGTTTGTGGAGCGTGCAGCCGATCCATTTGGATGTATCAGCCACAGTGATCGTGAAAGTTCCACCATCCGCGCTCCAAGTCGTTCCGTCGAAATATCGGGCCTTGTCTGCACCATTGACAGCAAACAGATAGTTGCCGCCAGCGGTTGCCATGTTCACGTACTGAAAGCGCGAATTAGAGAGTCCAGAAACAGCAGCAGCACCAATAGCGCCACCCGCCGTAGCGTCATAAATCGCACCATTTGCAATCCCGAAGAGCTTGTCTGTCGTGGCCCCTGCATAGGAAAAGATCGTCTCAACTTGAGCCGGGTAGCCTGTAGACCACTTGCTGTAGCCGTGCCTCAAAATGCACTCGGTCGTAGCCGGGAACATGTTGGTCAGAACTGGCGCGTCGGTTGGCTCCATCTCTGCAATCGAGTCACGCGCATTCCAGCCCCCAACCGGAGCCGGGATAGATACAGACAGCGCTGCCATTTAGGTGCCGTACCCACTGTCCGGGATATTTGCTACACCAATCAGAACCTGACTGATTCGAGGCGACATCGAGAGAATCGGTGAACCTGAGTTTTGAGCCTTCACCTTGTCCAGCTCTCTCATGTAGTCACGAGTCAAGGCAGAAGGATCAAAGCCTTTGATCTCGAAGTACTTCTTCTTGAGGCCGGTGATGAGCAGACGATCCGGGTAAATCGCGGTGTCTGTATCGACCGTCATAGACGATTTCAATGTGTTCGACAGATCACGAGCCCAGCCGTTCGAGATGTACTCAAAACCAAGTAGTTCAGCGGTCGAGATCGGCGGCCAGATTTGAAACGTATTGCCCTCGATCCGGTATCGAATCCGTGGGCCTGTCGAGATGTACCCAGACTTCAACCATTGCCACTGCTGAGCCGTCTCAGGCCCGAGCATTTCCCAATGCTTTGACTTGTCCCACATCGTCCGATCAGTGATGTGATCGTAATCACTGGGAAGTGAGTACTTGGTCTTGGCGAAAACTAGAGACGATGTAGCCGAAGCATTCGCAGGATTGGACAGAACAACATGTGTCCCATCTGTCACCGACTGAACATAGGTGTCCTGAAGAACACCCGTCCCCACTACCATCCACGTCGAATCAAGACCAGCAGACGAGGAAACGACCACTGTAGAACTACCGTTGGTCGTCGTGCATGTCTGCTGGCTGTACTGAGTCGTGAACCGATACTCAACGTTCAGTTGCTGCCAAGGGAATTCTGTGCGCAACTCATTGCCAAGCGCATTCAGTAGAGCAAGCTGTTGAATGGTGTCTGTAGCCGTGTTCCCCACCACAAAGGAGGGAACGGTCAGGCCAAGCTCACTATTCGTTGCCTGGATGAGTTGCAGAAGATTCATGCTTGTTCAGTCAATTTAGGGCGACCAGGGCCGCGCTTTTGATCCTGTTGACCAGCCTGGAGCGCCAAGAGCTGAGCTTGAAGATCAGCCATCTGGTCTTGAAGCTGTTTGTTCTGCTCGGCCATCTGGGTAGCCACAGCCTCACCTTTTGAAGCTGCCAGCCAGTTCTTGGCACGGTCACGCAGGGCATACCCAGACATACCCACCAGGGCAGTCAAGCGCAGCGCGTTGTCATCCGAGCAGCCGGCGATTTGATCGACCGTGAAGAACTTCAAATAGCGCAGTTCTTCAGCCTGGGCAGGGGTTAACAGGCCCCACTCTTTAAGCGGTGTCCCGTTTTGCTGGTCGCCGCCTTGCTTGCCTGCTTCGTACCGCTTCCAATGCTCGAAGAAGCGGTGCTTGTCGTCTTCATTGACAGGCCGGTCAATGATGTTCAGTTGATTTCCTGGCGTCCAAATCTTGACGAATTCGACATCTTCACAAACAAGACGACCCTCTAGCTTTGACTTGAAATCGTTTTTGATGGGCTTGGAATAAAACTGAACGGTCAGCAGTGAATCGGGATTGACTGCGCCGACAAACTCGGGATTGTTGAGATCAGAAGCAAGCATGTATCTGTTCCTAAGTAGTTAGGTCTAGAAATGAAAAAGGGCTCCCGAAGGAGCCCCTGTTGAAGTGCTGTTGTTTAGACAGCAGCGCGCGAGAACCAACCGTAATCGCCAGAAACCATGTTGGAAGCCGGCGAGGTGTACGAGCCACCCGAAGCCGTTACCAAGAAGGTCGAAGCGTTCACCGTGCAAACCGCTGTCGATGCAGTGATCGAGGCGTTAGCTTTGGCGAACACATACACCTTGCCGTCGCTGGCGAAGTGCTGGTCACCAATGCGGTGCGGAGGTTGCTGGAGAGTGGCAGTCGTGCCGTAGGTCGTTGCGGGATAGATATTTGTGATATCAGTGCCCAAGACCGGATCAATGATGAAAGCCATGATGACTATTCCTTTCTAAAACGTGTTGTCTTGCCGAGCTTGACTCTGCTAATTGATGTCTGATCAGTGCCAAATGCATCAGCGACCTTCTGTTGAGAGATGCCGCTAGACAGAAGCGCCTTGACGATCTGCGCGTCTCTCTCGGTGAGTTTGCATTTGGTCCCGCGCCTACTTTTCCCATCCATATCTGCGATGTTCTCAATTGCGCCACCCAAGAACAGGTGTTCTGGGTTGACGCACTTTCTGTTGTCGCATTTGTGGAGAACCCACCTTCCAGCAGGTATTGATCCGCTGAACAAGATGAATGAGACGCGATGCGCGGGCTCCTGTTTTCCCTCGAAATAGAACTTGCCATAGCCTCCGCGATTTAGTGTTGATTGCCACTCATGGCAACCACTCTCCACCGCTTCCACTTTCGACAAGAATCTGATTTTTGGGTCTACAGGCGGTCGTCCAATTTTCATAATCACCCCACAATAGTTCCGTGGGGTGATTATATTTCACAGACACCAGTTAGGCAATCAACTGATCAGAACGCCTTGGAAGGCGGAACCGCGAGTGGTCAGGTTGCCGGCCCAGCCGATCAACTTGACAATCGCGTCTTGGTTGACGGCCTGACGCTCGCCACCGATGGCGGTGAAGTTGCGGTCTTTGTGCGGACGGAAGTTGATGTACTTCGTGTTGAGGAACCACATATGGTTTGCCGTCGCACCAGTCAGGCCGCCTTGATAGAAGCCACCATCAAACACCACGTCAGCAGACTGACCGCCGCCATAGAACTTCAGCGACGAGAAGCCAGCACCTGCGCTGTCTTCCGACTGCACGCGCTGGATCGCCTGGAGCGAGTTCACGTAGAGCTGGAAGTAGTTGGCATCGGCCACGATCAGGTCAGCACGGTCTGTACCGCGAACCAGCTTGAGAGCCAGCGCAGTCATGTACTGCTGAATGTTTGCAGCAGACACAGCAGCGCCGCCGTCAGTCGTACCGCTGTACTTCTTTGACTGCCAGAAGGTCCACGTTGCACGGTCGATACCGCCATACGTGCCAGAGGTCGGAGCATCAGGCACAGCAGCAGCCAGGCCGGTGATGTTCTTGCCGCTGTTGCCGGTTCCGTCGCCGTAGATGTCCGATGCGATGCGGTTGGTCAACTGAGCTTCAGCGATTTCCATGCGACCGTCGATGAGGTCGATGATTTGCTGATCGCCAGCGTTTTGCAGCATTTCCAGACCAGAGATGGTCACGGCTGCTGCGTACTGCGTGATGCTGAACTGAGCCGCAGAAATCGGGCTGTTCGGCGTGATGTTCAGCGTTTCATACCCAGAGTACGAGTTCGCATTCTGAGTAGAGGTATCGGGGTACATGATTTCTTCCAAAATCACGTTACCGCCGCCGAACGGTCGGACGTTGCCTCGTTGCTTGAGGCGTTTCAACAACGCGTTGTTGTTGGTGACGTTATCAGCCAGTTCACCACTGCGGTTTTGGATGGTTGTCGCAATGATGTCGGTGATGGCGCTATTTGCAAATGCCATGTTGGACTCCTAAATTAAACCCGTGAAGCCGAACCCAATTGCTCTGCAATCAGCGTTCGACGATCCTTGTTGGCGTTGGCATTCGCTTGAACCTGAGGTGTCCCAGATCGCGGTGAAATCGCCTTCGCTTTGGCCTTCGCTGCGGCTTGCGTGGCTTGCTGAGTCGAGCCCTGTTGCTGGCGTTGCAGCTCTAGTGCTCGTGTCTCAGGGCTTGACCACACAGCCATGTCGTAGGCCGTCTGGAGATCAGGGGCTAATCCGGCGCCAAGTAGTTGGGCCATCTGCTCGCGCACTGTCTCGAAATGAGGATGTGAACCATCCTCTTGAAACTGCTGGATGTGATCCTTCAGTCGCATCTCTTCTTGCTGCTGGGCCTGTGTCTGGAAAGACTGCCAGCCGCTTTGAAGTTGCCGAACTTGCTGAGTCAGCATCTGCAATTGCGGGTCTACCTGTTGGGCCTGACCCATCCCATCAAACTGAATCCCATACTCCCGGGCCAGTTGCTGGAACATCTGAACCTTTTGCTCGGGCGTCCCCAAAGCTAATGCTTGGTGTGCCCGGCCTAGGTTCTGAATCCATTCAGTAGGTTTGACGCCGTACTGTTGGAGCTGAGGCATGAAAGGCTCGATAGCCTGCCGAAGCTCTTTTGCGCTGTCTGCCTCTTGCCTGTATGTCGAAACACCAGATGCAAACTCACCCTCACGCTGATTGATGTAGGCGAGAAGTTTTGATGTCTCTTCCGGTGTGGTGGGTTGGCCGTTCTCCAGCTTGTCCCAGACTTCCCAGTAATCTTTCTTCCAACTGGAAGGCCGCTTGCTCTTGGGCTTTTCCACCTCTTGGGTGGATTGTTCTTGAGCTTGTTGGGCTTCCTGTCTTTCCTGCTCTGCCTTCGCAAAACGGCCTACTTCATCTCGCGGGCGATCAGTCTTAGGCAGTTCGTCTACTACGGTTTCTGTAGTAGTGATGGGCGCTTCAGACTCACTCGCCTCAGATACGAGGTCGGCGATCATGTCTCTGCGCAAAGTGGTTTGCTCTTCAGACATTCAGACTCCAGTCAATAGCGGGGAGCCACCCCGACTAACGGCGCATCTCTGCGGACGTAAAAAAACCGCCTATTGGCGGTGCGCTGGCGAAGCTAGAGAGAAATCAGGCCGAAACTGAGGCGGCCCAGATGCCACCACCCAGACTGACAAACGTCGCCATCTTGTTGGCAGCGACCGCAAAGCCTGCATTGGTTGAGCCGTTGCCGACCTTGCCGCCAGTAGGCGGATACACGGTCAGCGAGTTGGCGCCGTGGTTCACGACAAAGTAAACGTCAGTCGGATTCACTTGGGTGCTTGATGCTGGAAGGATTGCGCCCGTCGATGCAGCCACAGTCGTGAATACGTTGAAGTCACTGGGCAGAGCCAAGGCAGTACCCTGGGTGCTGCCTGTTGCTGTCAGCGAGTTGGACAGAAAACCGAGAGAAGCTTGAGCCGTAGCCGCACTGTTCCCGGTGCCTAGATAGTTGGTGAGAGTCGGCATTACCTGCTCCGATACTTGATTGCGTTAGCCACCTCAATAACCATTTGCTTCCGGCCTGGAGGTGGTGCAACAGGCTTCGGTTTCAGATACTTCGTCTCGTTCCCGATCTCGACCAGCTTGTGCTCACGGATCATTTCTCTGTGAGCCGACCGGCTGTTGATCATGGTTCCCGTCACTTGCGAGAAGTAAGGCTGAATGTCTGGCATGACCATCGGGCCGCTTGGGCCGTGGTCTTCAACAGAACCTTTTTCCACCATCTCGCCATTGCGAAAAACGTAGGTCTTACGAGCCATCGCTTGATCCTTGGTTAGCTGCTGAAATCTGAGCTGCGTCTAGAGTGGTCTGGGCCGAAATCTCTGCAACCTCGACCTTGGCTTCGTTGTTGAGACGAGCCAGGATCAATTGCAGAGTGGAGTCAGACTGCTTGCGCATTTGCTCTAGAGCCATCTCATGCTGCTGCTGCATGGCCTGCATACGCTCTTCACTAGCCATGCGAGCTTGCTCAATAGCCTGATTGGCCTGAGTTCTGAATTGCTCGATCTGCATATCAGCCTGGGCTCTAGCCTGTTCAGCCGCTTGATCTGCCTGGGCCTGAAACTGAGCATGTTGAGCATCAGCTTGGGCTTGAATGTGCGTCTTTTGAATGTCAGCCTGAGCTTTGGCCTGGGCCTTTGATGCTTCAGGGTCTTGAGGTGGCTGGTTTTGCTGCTGCTGGATCTGCTTCTTGATCTGTTCAGCTACCTCATCAAACACGCCCTCAAGTGAGCGACCCACCTTGAAGCCAGTGACACCAAACTTGAGCATTTCAAGAACCAACGGAGCGACTACAGGTGAGGCCTGAATCACCTCGTTGGCTTGCTGGAGGAAAGAGCCTGTGGCCTGCAAGAACTCCGTGCGTGCTTCCTGCTCTTTTTGCTGGTCAGCAGCAACTAAAGAGTCAGATTCGATATCAATGCGGAAATTGCGCAGGACTTTGTTCTTGAT